ATGCCAGTGGAACTGAAGCAGGACGGCAAGCCGTCGAAGTGGGTGGTCTATTTCTACAACGAGGAGGGCAAGCGGACATCCAGAACGTTCACCCAGAGAGCTAAGGCGTTGGGCTTTGAGAAGACTGCCAAGGCCGAGCGCAAGGAGACCACCGGCAAGAACAAGCCGCTGCTCAAAGGTCAGCTGACCTATGGCGATCTGATCGACACCTACATCCGCGACAGCAAGATCGGGCGCGATGGTAACGACCCCTGGAAGGCGTCGACCGCTCGCAAGGCGGAGGAGGATCGGAACGTCATCCGCAGGTTCCTGCCGGACGAAACCCTTGTGCGCGATCTGACGCCGAAGAAGATCAGGGAGCTGCGCATGGCGCTTCAGGAGTCGGGCTACTCGAAACCGACGATTGTCGGAGTGTTCAAGCAGGTGAAAGCCGCCCTCGCCTACGCCGTAGTGATGGAAATCATCCCGGCCAATCCGTCCGCTGGGATCACCATCAAGATGAAGAATGCGAATGCCCAGTCCGGCGCACTCAAGATGGAGATGTTCAGTAAGGAGGAAGCCCAGGCGATCCTCACTAACGCCGCCACGCTACGCGACAAGGCAATCGCACCTGTTCGCTTCGGTAGGAATGCCGGTCAGCCCCGTAAAAACGGCCACACGAAGCGAAACCTCTGGCTGGTGCCCTACGTGCTGTTCGAAACCGGAATTCGCGTGGGTGAGCTTCTGGCGCTCGAATGGGATCGTATCAACTTCGATCAGGGTGAGATGCTGATCAACCAGGCGATCATCAAGGAGGAGAAAGAACCGACGTGGGTCAAGTCCGAAGCCGGTCAGCGAACACTCATCCTGTCACGCGGCTTGCTGGCGGCGCTGCAGGAGAAGAAGGAGCAGGATGGCGACACACGGTTCGTGTTCGAGACGACGACCGGCAAGGCCTACGATTATGATGCGCTGAAGAAGTATTGGAAGGACCTGCTGTCGGTCGCCGATGTGCCGCATGGTGGCTTTCACAAATGCCGCCACTATTATGCCTCCCGCCTGATCGAAGCAGGTGTTGATCTTAAGGTCCTAACGACAAACATGGGACACGCCGATCCGGCGTTTACGCTTCGAGTGTACGGGCACCTGTTCAATGACCGCGACACCCGCGATAAGAAGCGTCAGATTGCCGAACAGCTGTCTACGCTGGCGGCTTGATGCCGGGAGCCTGGTCGGGTCCCGGAATCTTCTTCCACAGCCATGCGGCTGTCAGGATGACGGAGGCGAGGAAGAACAGGTTCACTGCTTCGCCTTCGCCAGCTCGACAGCCTTGAGCTGATACTCGTTCAGCAGCTCTTCGACCGCATCCTTATTACCGTGGCACTCCCGGATCACTGCCTTCAGCAATACGATGTAGGCGGCGACCGCCTTCTGATCGTAAGGCTGCTGAGGAGCTGCCGGGATGCCGTCGTCGGTGGGCGAGTTTTCATCGCCACAGACCAGCATGCTCTTGGGCACTTCAGGTGTCGAAACCTGGATGGTGCGCTCAGTTGTTTTGCAGGCACTTAGTCCCAGAGACAGCGCGACACAGCACGTCGTCAACAGGGTTCTGGTTCTCTTCTGCAGGTGCATCGAGGATTCCTTTCAGGTCAAATTGATAGGTCGACTGCTCCACCAGGCGTTCGGCGTTGCGGGACTCGAGTCGCGAGATCGTGGTGTCCTTGAGCGTCAGCTGGACGTCCCTGGTCAGCACCTTGTCTGTGAGGACTTCGATCTGCGTCTCTGCGTCCTTCAGGTCTGCCTGGCTGGAGCTGAGCCGATATTGGGCAACACCAAAGGCGATCCCCAGGACGACGCAGGCCCCTGAGAGGCCCACGATGAGATACTTGTCGATGAAGGCTGTGATCGATCCGAACACGTTAGCCATAGGTCTTCTCCTTCTCAGCTGGATCATCATCGGCATCGTCTCGCCCACTGGTCAGGCCGGTGCGCAGAGGTTTCCTGCTGCCGTAGTCGCGGACGCCCCTGCCGATGTTGTGCAGGATTTCGGAGCGATCCACGGTCGTTGAGAACAGGAAGCCGATCACCAGAAGCTCAATGATCCCATAGGCACCATCGACGGTTCTTTCAGCGATTGGTCCCGTGTTCCCGAAGTAGTTGACGGCGCAGATGATCGCGATGAACAGGGCGGTCGAGCCGAACACGTATTGCGTTCGGCGCGTCCGCTGCTTGGTCTGGCTTAGGCTCTCTCCAGGTACTGGGTGCTTACCCATCCCTCGCCTCCGTCAAAGAGGATGCGGGACCAGCCGCCTTCCGTGCCGACGACATAGACGCGGTCGCCGCGCTTCACGCCTGCAATCACAGGCCAGTTGGTACCGGCGCCGCCACGCACATTGAGCGAGCTGACATCCACGTTGAACGGTACGTTCTGGCTCGCCTGGTCAGGGTCCTTGCGATGGGCGCCCAGGAGGTTCGTGAAGGACTTCATCGGGAATGCCGGACCTGGGTCGGTCTTCCAACCACGAGTGTCGATCTCCTCGTGCGAGCAGATGCCCTCGATCTTGTAGGCGTCGATGATCGCCTTCGCCGCAGCCAGGCCCGCTTCGATCTGGACCTTCGGATAGACAGGCCACCAGAAGTCACCGGAACCAACGCGAGCGTTCGGCGCGATGACGTAGTCTTCGAAGAGGTCTTCCTTGACCGGACGACCGTAGGCATCGACCAGGCCCTTCGCGGACTTACGCAGGAAGCCGATGTTGACGAACTCGAAGCCGATGGCGTGGCTGTTGAGGCTCTTCACGCCCTGGAAGACGGAAGGACCGGCATGCCAGGTCTTCTTGTTGAAGGGCATCATCTGCGTGATGGTGCCATCGGTGTCGATCACCAGGTGAGCCGACACCTCGGACGTACGGTTCTTGAACGTGTCGATTGCCGACTGAGCGTCATAGCCAGCCGTATAGTGCATGGTGAGGAAGCGAGGGGTGATCGGTCCACCGCCGTTCGGCGACTGGATAAATTCGACACCCGCGAGCTTATGGTACTTGACTTCCATAGAATTCTCCGGTCGTAATTTTTGACAATTATGCCATAGATTACGACCGGAGTCCGGTGGCTCACGCCATTATGTCAGAAATTCTGACTCTAGAAGTCGGAATTAACCCACTCGATCACATAGAGTTGGTTGGCTGAATGACCCTGACTGCCCACGTTTACGTCTGCAGCCACCCGCCAGCCATCCTTGGTCAGCTGCTGAATCTCGAACTTGTCGGGCATATAGTCCGTGTAGGCGTTGCGGTTGACGATATCCATCCGACTCGGCTTGTAGTCGCCATTGAGGCTTACGCCCCAATAGGCGTCAACCGGGTCGGCGCCCGCCGTCCAGGTGTCGTTCAGGTTATTGTTGATCGCATTGCGTTCACGCTCGCCCGTGCTGAAGTTCTTGGACGAGAAGGCTGTCCCGCCTTCATCCGTCAGGTCGACTTCGCCACCATCGTTGAACAGACGAACTTCCGAGAAGTTACCGTTGCGCTCATATCCGCCAAAGCTGGATTTGAGGTAGATACGGTACATCGTGCCATCACCCATGACCGATGCGGCGAGCACCTTTTCGACTTCATCCCGGAATGTCCGGCGAACATCAGGGTTAGGCGATCCTTCCAGGACAACCATTTCGGTGAAGAAGCCTGAGAATGCATCAGTCGTTCCGAGACCACCTCCACCGAGCACCATCCTGGTCGAGTTAGGATAGGTTGTCGGCGTCGATGCATCCCCGAACTGACGTTCGACCGGAATGCCCAGCGGCTGGATGCGACCGGCTTGCGCCCAGGTGATCCACCCGCCCCAACCACCGTTCCAGCCAAACGTGCCCTGCTGGATGTTGCTTTCTACGGCAGCGTTTCGGACCAATGCCGTGTCCTGGTTATTCGCCCAGCCGACCTGAGTACGGAAGTACGGCGGGCTGTTCGAACCCCATGCCTGTGGGATGCCCCACATCGTCTGATAGGACGCTGAACCAACTTCTGAACCTGCGCCGCCAAGCCAGACCACGTTTGGATAGGGGATCATGTAGGGACGGTTGGTGCCTTCCTCCACGTCGATCATATGGGTGCCCGCGCCATCGAATTTCATGATCGGGCGACCGTTGGGCGACCCAGCCTGACGGAATTCAGGCTGACGAGCAGCGGTGGTCTGAACCAGGTCTGAACCTAGTCCTGACTGATCATATAGACGAACGACCTTGTAGATCGCGGCTGCGTCAGGCACCTTCGCGAGGTTTCCGTTGTTGGTCGAGCCAAGATCAACTTCCTCATTCGTTGCCTGATTGCGCAGGCGAACGATAGGTCCAGAGTAGGTGGAGATGAGGCGGCGAAGACCCCAGGCGCCCTTCACAGGCATGGTGGTCAGGTCGTCGTAAGAAGGCACGGTGAGAAGCGCTCCGCCGATGCTCGCCACCGAAATGACCAGGCGCATATGAGCGAAGTAGCCGTCTCGATTGCTGCCCGAGCTGCCTCCACCTGTATAGATCAAACGCACCTTACGAGCCTGCACCGGGACCACAGCAGTTCGCTTCAGCTTTGTCCAAGTCTCAGCGGGGGCCGTAAGCCCTGCACTCGATTCAATCGGGTCGTGCGCGATGGGTGCGTCATTCTCATCCAAGAAGATGAGCTGAACGCGGTAGGTATCCGCTCCACCCGGATACTGACCCTCCAGCCATGTCCAATCGATCTCCGCGCCACCTGTTCCGACGAGGTCGAGCTGCGCCTCAGTGAAGGTGAAATCGCGATAGACTTCGCCGGTCCCATCCAAGCCGAAGCCGGGGAACAGAAAGCGGTTCGCAGTTCCGCGATAGATATGGGCATTCCCCGTGGTCCCCTCGGTGCGGAAGAAGCCGATCTGGTCCCCAAGGTCGGGTTCCAGATAAAACACCTGGCTGTAGGTCTTATCAGGTGCCTTGAACATCACCTCGAAATCATCGAAGTAGGTGGAGCTTTCAGTGCCTGAATCTCGCTCGTGCCAGACGCCCACTCGCACCGTCCGAGTTTGCGGTGCCAGGAACACCGCGAGGGTATCCTTTGCCCAGACCGGGTTGCTGTTGTTCGCCGGGTCTGTGCGCGGCTGATACTCGCTGGCAATGATCTTACCGGCGCCATTGAGCATCTCGATGTACATTCCGGATTCGTCGGCATCCGTCCAGGCGGCGCGGTAAGCAGACAGCTCCATCATAACAAGCCCAGCGTCGACACGTGGCGTCAGGACTACAGGCACTTCGATGTCCTGGTCCCAGCGACCGAGCAACTCACTACCTGCTGCAAAATGGGTGTTTCCAGAGTGAGCATAGATGCCGGTGATGACCAGGGGTCCGGTTCCAGCGCGAGCAGTCCAACCGTTCACGCCCTTCGATGCATCTGCGTTCTGTACTGGCAACGACATCGGAAGCAGACCGCCCAGAGCCGCTGATGACAGATAGTCGTTGATCAGGGTCCGACGACGAACACGGGCGGATGTGGCGCGGGCGCCGGTCACAATGTATCGCGAGACCTTCGCTACTTCTGGCGCGAGGCGCTGCGATACGAGGTATCGGGAAAGTTTAGAAACGTCTGACATTACGCTACGGCCTTCACACCAAACTGAGCTGCATTGATGACGTCCCGAGTCCAAGCGGAGTCGTCTGCCGGATTTGTTTCGAAGACGGCTTGGACAGCGCCGAAAGTTGCCGGGGTCGGAAGCTGCGCTGCCTGGGCATAATTGACCCCGTCAATGCGGGCGACACCTTCCACAGTCGGGGTCGCTACTCCGCCCACGGCTCTCATGCCCACCGTGACCGCCTTGATCTCGTAAGCCGCCCATTCGCTGCCGAGCTGCGAGAAGGTGAAGGTTTCCACCTGGTCGGCTGCTGTCGCCTGGATGAAGTCGGTATCATTCACGCCGGTCTCATCGACCGCCGTATAGTCGCCGGTCCAGGCAGTCTCTGCGCCGTTCCCCGTGGGAAGCGTCTGATGGACCGTCATGTAGTCGGTCGGTTCATCAGCCACCACGATCCCTGAGTAATAGCTTGAGTTTGAGCCGAATGAGCTGAATGTGAGCGATGCCAGATCAGCCACGCCGTAGTCAGTGCGCCCGGTAAAATCAAGGATCACCTGGTTCGCATATTTCAAGCGCACTCGTCCGTCAGTGACCCCGAGCTTCACGTACAAATCGATGCGCTCGACAACGCCAACCCCAGGTACAGCTGAGGTGGTAGCCTCAGCCACCCATGCGGTACCGTTCCAGATATCCAGGATCATGGTGTTGCTGCTGGTGGCGCGGAATCTGATGAGCGTGGCATTGGTCGGCGAGTAAAACCGGAATGGATACGGTGAGCCGGTGGTGGTCAGCGCTACTCGACGCACGTACGCCGAAGCATACACCTCTCTCAAAGGAGCTGGGAACGGGATTCTGAACCCTTCCTGATAGTTCCCTGTGTCGATGCCTTCGAGACAGGTCGACGTGATGTAGCTCGTATTGGTGACCACCTTCGGTGTCCCCTGTGAAAGGGACACGTCAGCGATGGATGATCCAGCGAAGAGAACAGTCATGTTTAGCTCGCAATGATAGAGAAGGAGATGTCGGCGAGTGCCTGGTCAGGCGTGGTCGGCGCCACGATCTGGAAGATGTCCCCCGAAGCGAACACCACCGCCGTGGCGAAGGACACAGCACCGACAGTCGACCCGGCGACGAAGGTCACGGTTCCGATCACCGCATCGTTGCGCTTGATCGTGAAGACCGTCTCGGCGCTGGCGGCGGTACCGGCATTGATGACGCTGCCCAGAAGACCGACCGGCAGCACAAAGCTCTTCGTGACCGCATGACGGAAGACCAACTCGCCAGCCTGAGTGTTGCCACCAAGGAAGGTCGCGAATTCCTTCTGGAGCTTGTATGGAATCCACTTCCCGCTTGCCGAGTTGTAGCGCAGCGTGTCTCCGTCCAGCAGGCCATCGAGGTTGACGTCGGAGGCATCTCGGAGGCGTCCATTGTTCCCGCTGGAATAATTCTCGTTGGTGAAGACCTTCGGCTCGCTGTAGGCGGTGTAGGTGTTGTCCCGAACAGCGAAATACGTGGTCCACTCGCCGGTTGACTCGCTCTTGTACTGGACATCGAAATCCCTCGGCCCGCAGGCAACCGCGTAGGCTGGCTGCGATGTCGAAGCCAACATGACCTCATTGATCTCGACCGGGTTGGCGAATGCATAGGCGACCCATTCATTCGTCGCCGAATCGGCGAGCCAGTAGTTTGTCAGGTCACCATCGACCGTGGTCGCTGCGTTGCCTGCGAAGGAAGATGAGACAGTGACCGTCCCGCCAACGCACTCGTCAGGCCCTTCCGGGTCCTGACGCATCTCCATTTCGGAGATACCGACTCGAGAGTCGCCGCCATTCGCGAGGAACAGGACACGCCATTCGGTGTGCAGCTCCGTGAATCCGCCGACCGTTGCCCAGACGACGCCATCCTCGGTCGTGTTGACCGTGAGCTGCTTGCCAGCGTTCCCAGTGAATGATGGGTAACTCGCACCACCGGCACCGCCGTCGATAAATTCGAAGCCAGTAGCGGTCGCGTTGACAGCGAGGACCTTGCCCTCGTTGCCAAACATCATCGGGATCGTGTTGTCCTGAACAACGGCAGGAACGACGAAGCTGCGCGTGTCAGTGCCGCCGAGCGCCCAGTTGGTTTCAGGGCCGAACTTCTCGACCGTGGTATATTCGACGCCGTCGTTAGAGCACTCGATCCAGAAGACCTTCGCGTTGCGTTCTGCCAAGCGAACGCCGGTCATGGTCATACCACGGACAGAAACGGCTTCAGGGAATTCCCAACCGATATAGATCGGGTACACAGGATTTGCCTGCGTGGTCCAATAGTAGTCAGAGTCGCTCGTCCAAGGGCCGAACGCATTGGCAGGCTGCTTGTTGCCATCAGAAGACGAATTCGAAGCGAAGGCAGAGCCACCCGTTCGCAGGCTCGCACCGTCCTCGTCCAGGAAGTCCAGACCTGCCATTGCGAGATAAGCCGAGTCGCCGTTGTTCTCGTAGACAGCCAAGCGCCAGAACCGGAAGGACAGGGTGCCTCCATCCGGGACTTCTCCGCCACCGGCACCACCGGACTTGATGACGTCCCACTCATTGGTGCCTACCTTCAGCAAGGTCACCTTGACTGCAGGGCCTGAGATCGAGAGACCACCGGAATAGTTCAGGGTGACGCCATCCTGGGCGGCAAACGTCAGGTCCTGGTCGCTGTCTGCCAGGACGTCGATCAGCGTTCCGACCGGGATCGCGGCAGCTGCCTGGGTCGGGATCGTGAACGTGGCGGGAGCGAGGTTTTTGAAGCGGACAATCTTGCCGATGTCGCTCAGCGTCAGTGTCGCGTCTTCGGTCTTCACGACTGCCTGGATGGTCTCGAAGTTGTAGACCGGCGCCGGGTTTGCGAAGACCTGTGTCTCGGAGTCACCCGTGAAGGTGGCGTCCGTCACCGTCCATTCATCTGCCCACGAGAAGGTCTCAGGATCAAAATACTGAACCTTGAAATTCTTCGGAGCGGTCGCGGCGCCGAAGCCTTCTTCAGCGACCGTGGTCAGGGCAACTTCGCGGATCGTGACCGCCTGGTCGAAAGTGTAGGAAACCCACTCGTCTGCCACGTCAGCGGCGAGCCAGGTGTTGGCTGTGTCGCCGTCGAAGACTGCGGCAGCATCGCCCATGAAGGAAGATGACACTTCCGGGGTGCCACCGGTCGCCACATTGTCGCCACCCGGCAGAACGCGCATCTCCAGCTCGCCCAGGCCGGTGCGAGCATCGCCGCCGTTTGTCTCGATCAGGATGCGCCACTGGTTCGCCGCATGCAGCGACGAAGGTGCGCCACCTGTCATCGTCACCCACTCGACACCCGTCTCGTCTGCATTGACCGCGAGAACACGTCCGGCGTTTCCGACGAAGTCCGGATAGGAAGCGGAACCACCACCGGATGTCAGATTGCGCCATGCTTCCGTGGCGCCTGGTTCATCCGTCGTCCCGGTGATCACGCACATCCACAGGTCGTCCTGATAATCGACGGTGTCGCCCGCCTCATACGGGCGGGCGGTCGCGGATGTGAAGGTGAGCTGCGAGATGAAGATCGTATCGTCGCCCTGGGCGATGCTTCCATCCTTGTCATAGGCGAAACGCAGCGTGTGCGATCCTGCCGTGACAGCGAAGGTTGCCTGCTTGTAGGTGTTGGTGACGCCGCCGTCATTGAACTGCTCGACGCCATCAAGGCTGACGATGAACCTGTCCGGCGCTTCACCAGACGTGCGGTACCGAACGGTGTAAGTCCCATCTTCCGGGAAGGTTTCCGTGAAGAAGAAGTAGGTCAGACCATTGTCAGGGATCGAGCGGAAACGCAGCGACTTCGTGGAAAGCGCCGATGGGTCGCTCTCGTTGACGATAGCAGCACCGGGAGCGTCAAACACGAACTTCGCTGGGATTACACCATCCTCGAAGGTGATCGGAACGACACCGCCCCAAGCGCCACGATAACCGGCACCGAGGCCCCCAGCTTCGACGTCGCCCCAGATCGCTTCACCGTTCACGTCACGCTGAAGAACCTGACCTTCGGTGCCCCCGGCAGGCAGGCTCACAGGTGCATCGACCCAGGCGACGTCGCCGTCAGCCGAGGAATTCTTGGCGAGCAGCTGACCCTGGGCGCCGCCGTCCGGCAGCTCCTGGAAATTGGATGTCGGCGTGACAAGGTAGGTCTCGTCAGCAACCCAGTCGGTTTTCGTTTCGAGACCAGCGACGTTCCAGCTCGTCCCGTTGTCGGACCATTCGATGCGGAAGACCTTAGGCGAGCGAGATGCAACCGAGCCAATGCGGATCGCGACCTCGCGAACCGTGACCGGGGAGAGGAAGTCGTATCCGATGTAGTTGTTCTCGTGTGGGTTCAGCGCCATGAACGTGGCGTCGTCACCGTCGAAGGCGTTGGCAGCTGTGCCGGACGATCCGCCACGGATAGCCACGCCCCCGGTCGCCTGCTGCGGAACGCCTGCGATGTTTCGGAATTCGAGGTTGTGAATGTAGGTGTTGTTGCCGTCGTTCGACTCCAGCACGAAGATGCGCCAGAAGCGGTGCGTCAGGGAGTCGTCGCTATCGGTCGCGGCTTTGGGTTCCCACTTCTGGGTCACGGAGTTGTACGTGAGGACCATACCCTCCTGCGGCGGCTGCGCCAGGAAGTCGGTGTCTTCCAGATCACCCAGGCTGTCGTAGACCTTCTGATAGCGCGGGTGGACCAGACGCTTTGTGTCAGCCGTGGACGCAGCCCAGACCAGGCCGGAGAAAGCCCAGCTCTCGTACCAGGTGAGGCCGTCGTCGGAGAATTCCACCACGCCCGACTGCGGGCGGCGGTCGGTGCTGCCGGGGACCGCCTGCTTGATCTCAAGGTTGGTGATCGCGACCGGCTGAGCGAACTGATAGCCGATCCAGGTGTTGCCGTTCGATAGGTTCTCGGACTGGGACTGCCAGAAGGTTGTGAGGGTATTGTCGAACGCATTCGCCAGGGTGCCCCCGCTACCGATTGCCGTACCGCCTGTGGCGAGCTGGTCGCCGGTCAGCGTGTCGCGCATGATCAGGTCGCCGACGACAGCCGAGTTGCTGCTCTTGCCGGTGAGGAACTTGACGCGCCAGAAGGTGTGCTTGCCGTTCGGCTCTTCCGAGGGCATCGCGTCGTCGTAGCCTGTCCAAGCGGAGTTGGAGACGTAGGTCAGGCGGGTTGGCGACGAGTGAAAGATGACCAGGGCATCGCGGGCGACTTCCTTGGAATCCGGACCAATCGAGACAGTCAGAGGATTGACGTTGCCGCGATTGTCGACCACGAACAGCCGCTTGGTCGCCGGTACCGTTAGCGTCGAGCCGACCGCCACGTTCTGCATCGAGAACATCATGTAGCGATTGAAGTCGGTCTCAGTGAGCGCGAGCGAGCCGTTCTGCAGGTCGATGTCAACCGCATCGTTCATGGCGCGTTCGAGGTAAGCGACCATCGTGTTGACGGTCGTTTCCTTTGCAGCCTGGGACGTTGCGAGCAGCGGGATTTTGAGGATCGGCGAGAGAGCCATTTTATACTCCGATTAGGGCGTATGGGAGCTTGGTTCCGAGCGGAAAGCCCCATTCGACATTTGCTGACATCTGGTGGATCACGACGTTGAGGTCGCGTCGGTTGGAGAGAGACAGCGTCCCGAGGGTTGCTGCCGGAATTATTACCTGTCCGGATGTCAGAATTTCTGACTTCCACACGTAAAGAGAATCGTCCTCTGGGTCCCATTTCTTCGCGTCGTATTCGCCGGGGAGGAGGAAGAGGTAGTAGCGCTCGCTTTCTTCGTTCAGGGGGACCGAACCATTGTTGCTCATCGCGCCGCCGATCCTCGTTGCACGGGACCACTGGATGCGGACGTCACCATTGGCGAGGTTCGTTCTGCGCACATTCCCAACAGGCAGAGGTCGTTCTGTTCCGCCTGTTAGTGCCAGCGTCTTGCTCGCCACGAAGGGCGCCAGAACGTTGCCGGTGTTGACGATGAACTGCTGATCCTTGTCGAGATATTCGAGCGAGTCCGATGCCAGGTGAACACTGTTCTCGGTGTAGATCATCCAGGTGTCGCCATTGCCGTGACGATACGCGGCGTCAATTGTGCCACGATACCCTCGAATTAAGGCAGAAATTGTGACGGACCCGTCAGAATTTTCGACAGCGTTCTTGAAGAGGATCACCTCGTCGCCGATGATGATCATGTTCTGGGTCGAGGGCCATTCCTCATCCGGGATCGTCTCCCAGGACCAGAGCTGAGCCTGCTCATTGAAGTCGAAGGCGGGGATGAGGTTGATCTCTGTCTCATCGTCCTGGATGTTCCAACCGTTCGCTGGCGGCGGGACCGGCTGCTTGGTGTAGCCCCAGATCGCATCGACCTGCGTATAGCCATCCGTCGACCAGTTGGTGTCCTCGATCCGCGACTGCAGCATGCCGAAGTTGAACCCCGGCTTGTGAGCACCGGCACCCCAATAGTAGCCGATCTTGACGTTCAGGTTCTGGTGGTTGTCGTCAATGTACGGGATGTTCGCGACCATCGGCGTGGCGAACGCAACAGAGCCGCCAGGCTGGTTGACCGTGCCCTGCGGCTGCTCGGTCGTTGCGGTGTGTAGGTAGCTCTCAGCGAGGTTCGCCACACTGACAACCTCAAGCTCCATGTTGGCGCCCATGGTCATGTCGGTGATGCGGCACTCGATGGCGCGACCGTCCTTGAGCTGGATCGTCACAACGTCCGAAGCGTCGAGGAACAGGAAGTCACGCGGCAGGCGGAATTCCTGCGTGGTGCGTTCCGACCAGGCAGCATAAAGAATGCGCTTCGCCATGGCCTTCGCATCCTTGGACAGGAGGGACATGTTGAAGGTGACCTCAAGGTGCTCCTTGGTCGACATCACCGGAAGCGGACGACCGGGGCGCTTGAAATACTGCGAGCCGGTCTCATAGTCGTTTTTCGGGTCGTAGTAGGAAACCGTGACGCGCTCCGGCAGCTCCATGGCCTGCTGGATTGTCTCAGACAGTCGCTCATTATCAGTTCCGATATCCGCCTCGATCACGCCCAACTGCTCTTCCTGGATGGTCACCAGGGGAGCGCCGCCGCGCATCTTGAAGACGAGCATATTGTCGGTCTCAACGCAGTCGAACTGATAGACGTTTGCCAGCTCTTCCAGGACGGAGCGGGCGTCGACCGGTTGCTCGAACATGTAGCCGAGAAGCGGTTCCTGCGTCTCGATGCCGCTGGTTCGGACACGATCTGGCTCGATGCCCACGCGCTCGGCGACATCTGTCACGATCTGCGCAATGTCGACCTTATCCTGAACCTTGCGGTCCTGGTACTGAATGACCGGGGTGATCTCGCCGCCGATGGTCGCGAAGCCAATCATCGCATCGCGCTCGGACCAGTAGTAGCGACCGTCACGCATGGCGACGTTCGTGTAGCCTTCCCGCCCGATCTGGATATCGACCGTCTGCAGGTGGAAGTCGATCTTGACGATGTAGGGACCGCCTTCGATGGTCCAGCCGTTGGTGTTGATGTAGGACTTGGGCGAGCGGAAGCCGTTCAGGTTCAGGTGTGCCCAGGAGATACCGTCCAGGCGCTTCTCCCAGAGGATTTTGCCCGTCATGATGTCCATCGACGCAACCCACGGCGTTCCGCCTGCAGGACCAGCGATGATGCCGATGCAGTTTGCGCCGACGATGTATGCCATGTCGTACATGACCAGGACGTCGCCCTTGCTACCGCGCACCTCAGGCCACTGACCGAGCTTCGTCTCATAAGCCCTGGATGGCTCAAAGCCCAATGCCAGGTCTTTCGACGTGCCTGTCTTCCCCATGTATGGTCCCACCACGGGCGCATAGTAGAAGTTGAAACGGTCGACGCCCGCATAGTCGGTCGAAGTCATCAACAGTGCCTGCTCGGTGCCGATGGACCCCTGGCGGTAGTTCGTGCGTCGACCCTCGGACTCGATGGTGCCGATCTTGTTGTAATACTCATCGAAGATGTGGATGCGTCCGAACACCTCATAGACCAGGGTGTAGGGTACCGGGTTTCCATAATACCCAGAGCCGATGATCGGGAATGCCCCACCGGGTGCAAAGATGCCGTTCCAGATGTCCGCAAGGATGTTCCCCGAGCGTCCCCAGGACTTGATGATCTTTCCGCTCGACGGGTCCATAAAGAGGATCGGGCCGTAGTTGCCTTCGAACTTATAGAGCACCAGGTCTCCGGACGGCGTCGTTCCAAATTCCTCGAAGTCGTTGCCGTTTGCTTTGGTCCATGTGCGTGTACCCAACGTGGACGAGGTCATCGGCGTTGCTGCCTCCCCGTGAGGAACGGTCTGCGGCAGAACGTCGACGTACTTGAGGCGCTTGACCTCTTTACGTGTGTCCATATCCCACATGCGGACGACACGGTCCTCGTTCTCATCGAGACCAGTCATGAAGAGGGTGCCGCGCACGATGTCGATCATCTTCGAACCGAAGTCCGGACGATACCAATTCTTGGTTGGCGGTTCCATGTTCTCGAAGATGATCAGCTGCGGCTTGCGCGTCACCTTTGAAACCACTTCCGCCGTGATTGTGGGGATGCGGTTGCCGAAGTCTTCAAGAGCGAAGTCCTGGAACATCAGGTAGCAAAGATCGCGGTAGGCGGGGACCTTACCCACACCTTCCTGCTCTTCCATGAATGGATCAGGCATCTGCTGCTCGTCACCGGCATAGAAGCGCCAAGCGAAGCGACCGGATGCACCACCCTGCCCCTTCTTGCCACCGGCAGACTTCATCGAGCGCTTGCCGGACTCTTCCTGGTCGCGGGTCGAGAAGCCGGGGCCGACCAGATCGTCATCGTCGGGATTGAGCTTATTGTAGATCAGGTTGTTGTCTGCCCAGATGCGCAGGACGTCAGCCATCGGACCCTCGGCGAGGCCCATGGCGAAGTTGGCGTAATACTTGTAGACGGGCTGGGCTTTGCCCTTCTTGCCCTTCATCTTACCCTTGCCGCCCGACTTCTGCTTGCCCTTCTGGGTCACATAGACCTTCTCCTCGCGGAAGTCGGTCGCCCAGAACATGTTGCCGGTCACGCGCATGGTGCCCCAGATTTTGGGAATGCCGCGACCGTATGAGGCGGAGGAAACGCGGACGTCGTTGAGCTTCCCGGTCGGCTTCTTGCGACCATTCATGATCATCGACCCGGCGATGGATGCGCCGAGGATAGTCGCCTTGAAAAGACCGGCGCCAGAGAAGAGGCTAGACGCCCCGAGAACGGCAAGCTGCATTACACCACTCCCTTGTAGCTACGCAGAGAGATGACCATGTCCTTCCAGTCGGTGTAGGGCTGCTCAACGACCTGGCGCTTGTGCAGGTTGGCGTTGATCACCGACAGGCGCCCGTGGGCATCTCGCGACAGAATGCCTGTGTGCATCGGGAAGATGGACTGGCGCAGCAGAATGATCGAGCCAGGCTTCAGGCCCTGGAATGGCATCGGATCAGTCTGCCCGTAAACCAACTGCTGAAACTTCGCGGGTTCGGGATCGAAAGAATATTCCGTCGTGTCGTTGATTTCGATTCCGCAAGAACGTCCGACGTTGACAAGCAATCCGATGCAGTCGACGCCCATGCGGTCGCGCCCACCCTTCTTGAACTTGACGCCGATCCAGGACTTCGCCTCTGCTACGATCTGATCGAATGATGCACTCATCACATACCTGCCACTTTGAAATATTGTCCGGCACCCGGCACTCGCGGATGACCTCGGAAATTGAGGATGTTTTTGAACTTTGCGGCGCACTCGGACGCCGTCTTGTTGCAGCCTGCGGTGACGGTGAACTGGTCGCCGATCTGCGGCTGATAGGGCAAAGGCAGAGCCAGCGAGACGATGCCGCTCGGCCTGTCGTATCCCATGATCTCCATCGAGCGACCGGCGTTCTTGCCAGTCAGGAAGGTCATGACGCCCCAGTCGAGCCAACCGTCTGCGACCGCCAGGTCAGTCGAGCGCACCTGTGTCGTGCGGGTCGACAGTTCTGGTACCTCACCGAGGAACCGATAGCGCGGGGCGACAGCTTCCCAGGTGACTGTGCCGTCGACAGTCTGGGCGCCGGGGACGCCGCTCAGCTCGACAGGATCGACGGATGTCATTCCGGCTGAGCGGGCGATGAATTCGATGCCGCCATACTGCTCATAGCCTGGCTCGATCTCATCTTTCAGCATGACAGCGATGGTCAGCTCATCGAAAGCGATCCGGCGCGTCAGCCCGTCATTGCCAGGGCGACCGCCCAGAGCCACGGAAAAGCGCTTAGAGCCGGGGTCGACGTCGACCTCAACTGAGAAGGGCCTCCAGCGGCGGTCGGGGACCTGGGATGGCACTTCGGTCGACCGTCTTGCGCCAGCGATGTTGAAATAGAAGTTGGTCCCAAAATACTGGTACTGACATGCGACAGATGCCCAACCCGACGAGTCTGCCCAGTAGCCGTAAGCCTGCCCTGAGAAGACGAGCTTGTAGCGTCCGCTGGCGATCTGCTCCGGCGTCAGTCCGATCTCATTCGGGAAGAAGCTGATCGACCGCTCATTGCTGTTGGTGAAAGCCAGAACCTTGCCGCCCGAGATCGGCGTCATGTTGATGTCTTCGCCGAACACATCCCCGTGGTACCACTTGCTGCCATCATAGACGCCGACGACGTCCGGATAGTATCGCGGGCGCTCGATCAGCGAGGCGAGCGGGAAGAGCACACGGTCACCGACCTTGTATTTGGAGCCGGGGCGATGGACGGGAGGCTGGATTTCAATGCCGCACTTCTTCGAACCGAGATCGAGACGGCACTCGTTCAGATAGGTGTCACCGATCTTCTGCGAGAGGAGATCGACCAGGCCTCGCAGCTCCACCAGGAAGGCGCCGGAGCCGGTCGTCTTCACCTCACCGAAGTAGCCATATCGGAGCTTGATCTCGCCCATGGTCTCATCTTCGTAGTTGATGAGGAAGACCTCGGCGAGCGCGAAGTCGAAGGCGCCGTTGCGCATCTCTTCATCGCTGATGCCGTCGTCGCGGAGGAAGCCGGTGACTTCCATCTCATCCACGGCGAAGTTGGCGCTGGACTTCATGGCTGACTTGTTGAAGCCAGCCGCTGATTTGTAGACCTCATCCTGATAGGTGACGTCCTCGTCCAGCTCGGTGTAGCGAAACACCTTGCCGTCCTGCCGGGTGATGCGCCAGCACGTCGTCAGTGTGGTGGTCTCACCTCTCAGATGAGCCGCCATTGCTGGCGAGATAGTCTTCATTCGGTATCCTTGATTTCAACGATGGGGATGGACTCCCAGGACTGGTAGTTCCAGAAGTCATGCGTCGGATCGAACACATCGACGTCAAATCGAGCATGTACGTGAAATCTACCATAGGGCAGAATAATTGACAAGCCCGCAGCGGGCGCTGTCGTGAAATTCACCGTTCCGTTAGAATAATTGACCTTGTAGGCTACACGAGCGTTGTTCCCTCCGCCTCCGGTCGTCGGGCCGTTCTCGACAAAGGTCTCTCCGCCCACGATTAGAGGCTCAAGCGAACCCTGCTCGGGTTTGGTGATCACGCGGTCGTACTGGTAGGGACCCGGCTCATAGCTCTTGATCAGCTGGAAAGTCTTGGTCGTCCCGTCGCCGTAGCCGATTGCCTGATTAAACCACTCGAAGTCACCCCAATCCTTGAAGCGGAAGGAGTGCGCTCGCCCACGGCGGGCATAGAAGAAGTTGCGCAGCTCCTGTAGCTGATCTGGGTCTTTGATCCCGTGGGATACATCGTACTCGGCGCGGACGCGGCGCCATTCGACATTGCGTCGTTCGAGGCCGGAAGCGAGCGTAACGATGGTGGTACGGAACTGGGGACCGCCCTTGGAGCCGTAGGAGATTTCTTCAGGGAAGACGGCGTCATGAAAAGCCATGATGTTTCCTCATGTGATGGATCGGGAAGGGTCCCCGCGATTTCTCGCGAGGAGGATTATGCGTTGCGGCGCTGGGTGCGCTCCTGGGCGTGTGCCAGGCGCTGACTGATCTGGCGCTGGTTGCGCTTGAAGTCGTCGGCGCTCTTCAGTCCGGTCAGGTTCAGGTTGAAGGTGTTGCCTCCACCCTGGCGGGCTGCTGCGAATTCCGAAGTCGGCTGCTTCTCTTCGCGAGTGTTCATCTCGACCGGCACCTTGCGACCGCGTGAAAGCGGGATGACCGCTTCGTTCGGGTGAAGGACGGACGGGATGCCGCCGCGACCATATGAGCCGGTGTTTGCCGTACCCTCGGCGAAGTGAGGCATCTTACCCATGGCGACCGGCGCTGTTGCCAGGCCACCTTCGGCGAAGAGACCAAACAAAGCGCCGAGACCGCCTCCGCCCATACCGCCGCTCGAACCGAGCGAGCCGAGGAGCGACATGATCGCGCCACCGAACTGACCCAGACCTGGGATCACCGACGACAGAGGACCCATGAGAGCGCCAAGGCCCTGGCTCATCTGCTGGAAACCAGGCTGGGCTGCCTGAGCCTGCTGGCTCGCCGACTGGATGGACTGACCCGCCTGCTGGAAGCCGGGGCTTGCCTGCAGAGCCTGCTGACCTGCAGTCTGCACCGCCATACCCGCCTGCTGATCGGCAGCGATCTTCGTCTGCGTCTGCATCGAGGCCTGGCTGGCTGTTGTACCGAGCGTCTGCAGCTGCGTATTGACCTGCTGGATCGAGCTGGTCACCATCGGATCGACCTGCTGTTGCTGCTGCTGACCCATCCCGACGGAAACCGCGTTCGGATAGAATGCTCGCTGCTGCGCAGACAAGCCGTTCTCCCATGAGCCGCCACCCATCTTCAGTCCGCGCTCACCGCCCAGGTCGAAGTGCATCGAGTCGAGCGACCCGTACTTGCTGCGGTCGCCGGAGAAGTAGCCACCCCAACGCAGAGCCTCAGGGTCCATGTCAGGATACAGGCGCTCCTGGGACATCTTCGCCTGCTGAGCAAACTGCTCGTAGGTGCGGAAGCCCGACTCGTCCTGGTAGTTGCCGAATTCCTTGCCGGTCGCCGGATCGATGATGCGGACATCGGTTGCCAGTCCCTGACCGTGCAGGCGCTTGTCGCCGGGACGCAAGCCGGAGAAAGCTTCCACCTTGTAGCCAGTCTGCGCCTCATAATTCTTCGACGCATCCTCAAGGATGTTGGTCAGTCGCTGGTCGACGCCGTTCTTGTAGTTGCCGACGAAGTCCATGGCGTTGGTCGACGGCTGACCCGGCAGCTTGATCCCATAGTTCGGGTCGACCGGCTTGAAGCCTGCCGTCGTGCCGTGCTTGTGCAGACGGTCGCCTGCGCCGAGGGTCGGGCCGTCGAGCTTGCTGATCCATTCCTGGTTCTTAGCATCCGAGTAAGCGGGGTTCGCATAGTGCAGGTTGCCGCCGACCGACGAGGCCTGCCCTGCAGCTCGCTTTGCCAGGTACTGATCGACAAACTCGCTTGAGCGCTTGCCACGACCAGACTCGAGTAGGCTGTCCGACAGATACTCAACGCCCTGACGACCGTTCTTCCAGGCGACCGGGCCGTTGATGTCCGAGAACTGCGACTTGGCATTGACGACGGAGGTGACGGAATCGCCCCACTTCCCGGAGACCTTGCGGTTCAGGATCGTGTCGACAACGCCTGCTGCCTGCGACTCGTAAGCCGGACCAGTCAGAGAGGCGTCGACTTCGGTCATCAGCGTCTTCTTCAGATCGGTGATTTCCTGCGGCGTCAGTGACAGCGTCTTGCTGGACAGGTTGTAGGGGGTCGCCGCCATGCGAGCTGCAGACTGCGTGACCTGCATCGGGTCCACACCGGTTCTAGCGTAGGCCGTGGCAGCTGCGGCGCTCTGGCTGGCTGGCATCGGCTGATTGATGAACGGAACCTGCTTGCCACCAGCAGCGGTCGCCAGGCTGTTCAAAGCGTTTGCCGCATTGACGGCACCAGTTGCCATCGCATCGATCTGCGGGGTTGCAGTCGATACAGAAGCAGCCAAGGCGTTGGTAGCCTGTGGAGCACCGTCGAGACCAAAGCCACCCTTCATTTCCCAGTGCTGGTTCTGCGGGGCGCCCTTCAAGCCGAATCCGCCCTTCAGGTCCCAGCTCTGAGCCTGCTGACCGAGGTTCCAAGCGTTTGCCTGGTCCTTGCTCTTTTGAGCGGTCGACAGCTGTTCCTGGGTCGCGCTCTTGGCACCGCCAAACCAGCTGCTGAAGGTGTCCTTCATCATCGACTGGAGACCAACCTTGATGAAGTCCTTCAGGATCGACTGGGCGAGTGATGCGAAGTCTGCTTTGCCGGTCACCACCATTTCGGCGATGTTGTCGGACAGGCCTTCGATGGCGGTGACCGCAACACGGTCGGTCGCCACGCCGATATCTTCGATACCGTCGACCCATTCCTTCAGCGGGCGATCATTCATTTTCTGCTGGGTCGTGATCAATTCACGCAGCTTGGCGCTCTGCTCGGCTGTGACGTGAATGCCCTTTTCCGCCAGCTCGTTGATCTTCTCACGATGCGCGATCTCGATCTCACGTGCGCGGGACGCCATATTCTGGAGGCCAACCTCGTCGTTCATCGAACGGACCATCGCCGCGTAGGGGTCCGAGACCTCCTGCATCTTGCGAGTCTGGAATTCGATTCCGGCGTTGTACTGGTCGAGCGTGATCTTCCCAGCCTGCAGCTGAGAATTCAGAGCATCGATCTCGGCACGGTAGTCTTTGACAGCCTTTTCAGCATCCTTTGCGCGCTTTGTGACCGCATTCTTATCCCCGGTCATGTCACCACGCAGGGGATTGAGATCGGAGGTATCTGTGAGCTTCAGCGTGTCGAGTCTTGCCTGCTCACGGTCGCGAGCTGCCTGGTCCAATTCAGCCTTGCGGGCAGCTGCCTCCTTGTCTCGCAGCTCCTGCAGTTGCTTTGAATGTTCGGCGTGGGCCTCCAACACCGGCTTTAGAATATCGCCAGACTGCTTATATAGCTCGTCAACTTGGAACCATTCATCGATAGCTTTCGACCCTGATTCCAGGGTCCGGTTCAATGCGGCAATGTCGGATTCCAGATTAGCCTTGTATTCGGCAAGACGTTCATCTTCAGACTTAAATGGGTTCAACTTGGACGTATAATAGTCCATGTTGCGAGCGGCTGTAGCGATGAGTTTGTTAGAGTAGACGCCGAAACTAAGCAGCATCTTGCTAAGCTCAGCCAATACCACCCACCCAGCATTCTGGAACAGCAGCTTGAACTTGGCCGCAGTCATTTCCCCGTTCTGCGCCATATTGTTGAAGCCGGTAGCAGTTGCTGTATCAGCAAGGATGATCGCGTCTACAATTCCCTGAAGCGAGAAGCTGTCCGCAGCTGTGGAGGCATTCAGAATCCAATCACGGACATCATAGAACGCCTGCGTTGCCATTGTCCCCACGGTGACGGAAGTTTCGCCAACCTGGACGAGCGTGTCCCAGTAATATGCGAGAGCACCACCAGCAGCTCCAACAGCCATTGGAATTGCTGCGAATGCGGCGGAGACGATGCCCCCTACCGACCCCAGCATTCCGAACACGGAAATGCCCTTCGCGATGCCAGCGATCAAACCAGATGACATCACGCCGAGCATTACTGCCCCGAGTTCCTTGACATGCTTCAGTGCCCAGATGGCGGCATCTCCCAAGGCACGAATAGTGTCCCCAAGAGCCTGTGAAATAGCGACAGCGTTCCCCTTGAATTCGGCGCTTTCCATGACATCCGTCAAAGCGCGGGCAACGTCGCCGAAGGCGTCCATGACCCCATTCTTACCGACCAGCTCCTGGAATTTGGTCCAGCTGTTCTGCAGCTGACCAATCTTGGTGTCGGCGCGGTCGAGCGCAGCGATGATCTGGGGACCGAAGACTTCCGCCATCTTCTTGGCGAGCAGAACCACAGCATCGTCAGAAACCTGACCCAGCTCCAGCATCTTCGACAGATCGACCTTCTTACCCAGGTGCTCAGACAGAGCTTCCTGCATCAGAGGGAATGCAGCAGGGAGCTGCTCGCCGAGCTGCTGGCGGAGTTCTTCCGCCATTACCGCACCCTTCGAGAACATCTGAGTCAGAGCCTTGAACGAACGAGCCTGACCCATGGCGTCAACGCCCATGACGCGCATCGCGCCGGACATGGATTCGAAGACGAACTGGGTGTTCTCGACCGACTGACCGGCGAGACGAGCGGAGGTGTAAAACTTGCCGTATTCTTCGCGGATGCCGACCAGAGACATGCCGTACTTGTCGGCAGCTTCGGCAGCGAAATTCATAGACGACTGCTGTTCAATCGCGGTCTTCGATGCAACGCCCATGGCGGTCTCGAAGCGCTGAGCGGACAGGGTCGCATTGTAGACGCCCTGTGTGAACTGACCGAGCGTCAACGATCCCAGCAGAACGCGCAGCTGCGATCCAGCCTGGTAGGAGAGCGACATTGCGTTCTCCAGGCCTCGCATGTTGCCGGTGAGGCTGAGGGTGGCGCTCGATGCGCTTCTCATGCCCGTCACGTTGCCGCGATGGCTCTGAGACAGGCGCGTCAGAAGGGTGTTTGCATTCTGCGCAGCATGGGCGATCTGGTTCAGGGCGGATACGAGGCGACCCATGTCAGGCGGAGTGCGCAGACGATTGATGGCGGTGACCATCGCATCAACATTGCGAACTGCTGCCGCCGAAGGGCCACGGAAGCCTGAAAGTGAAGCTGTGATCGCCGCCAGCTGACCGGCTGTCGCAGGGTTCATACGGGCGCTGTTGAGCGCACGGAACAGTTCACGGACAGCTGCCGCGTTGTTGCGTGTCGGTCCTCGGAATGTGGAGAAGGCTGCACTGACTGCAGCGATGTTTCGGGCGACAGATGGGTTGACCGAGGCAGAGGCAATGACACGCAGGAAGTCACGTGTCCCCTTCAGCTGAGAAGCCGAGGGACCACGGAAGTTGCGGAGGGCAGTGCCCAGGTCCTGGATATTCTTGGCAGTGCTGGCAGAGAAACGGACACCGGATAGCGCATTGAGATCACGCGCCATCTTCGAGAAGTCTACAGATGGTCGACCGAAGGATTCGACCGCCTTCTTGTATGCCTGAGTAGCCGCAGTGATCTGATTGATCGCGGCCTTGTATTCCGTGGCGCCGCGCTTAGCACCAGTGGCGTTGATATTCAGATTAATGCTATGAGTCTCAGACATTTATTTTCTCGCAGGCTGCTTTTTCTTGTTTGCCTTCTTCATCTGAGCTTCGACCTCGTCGTAGTGCTTCTTGAGCACCATGGCGTCGAGTTCTGGGATCGAGAGGAGGAGGAGTTCGATGTCGTCGCTGCGGGTGATGTTCTTCAGCTCGCAGATCGAGCGAATGTCCTGCAGGGAGATTGGCTGAGGGCCGTTAGACCCGACCTGACGCTGCCTGTTCAGAAGGGTGAAAATGTCCCAGACCCACGTGAGGTCTGGGAACAGTTCAGCTTCGGAATCGGCATCGTCTGCGAACTTGCGGGAGACGTTGCCTTCTTCCTGGAGCTTTTTGCGGAAGGCCAGCTTCTTGGCGTCTGGCCTGAGCTGTTGCTTCAGGAATTCAGTTAGTTTCCCAGGGCTTCCTTGACGTCCTCGGCGCGGAAGGCGTCCTTGTTCAGGGCGAACGAGAGCACTTCGCCACGGAAGTCCTTGAGCGACTCGTCGGAGAGAAGCTCAAATGCCGTCTCGCCGGAGTAAGGGATGGGACCTTCTTCACCTTCGATGCCTTCCCAATCAGCGATCACGCCGAAGGCGAGCTGCGTGATGAGAACCTTTTCGAGGATGTCGGTCGGCGGGTTCTTCTGGCGAAGCTGCGACGTGTAGGGCTTCTCGGCTTCCTTGCGGGCGTCGAGCGATGCCTGCGAATTCAGACGACGGATTTTCAGGCGGATGCCGCCTTCGAATTCCTGCCAGGTGCCGTTCTCTTCCTTGTCCGAGGAGGTGGCGTAGTTCTTGTGGAGGTTGGTCTTCAGAGCCATGGTAGTCAGTCCTTTTCGGGTAAGGGCGGGAGCGAGCGCCCGATCACTCGCTCCCAAGGGGTGTTTTCTTTGTCGGGTTGACAGCGCACTTGACATGCGATGTCAGAATTTCTGTCTCCTTAGGTTGGCAGAACGGAGCTGAAGCGGTCGACCTGCAGCATGCAGCGGGTGGCGGCATCGCGAAGAGCGGACCATTCCATCTCTTCCAGAACGTCCTGGTCGATACCGCCAGGGGTGATCGGGTCGGACGTGATCTTCAGGGCCGGGATCGTGTAGTAGTAGACGTTCGAGTCCTGGTCCTTGAAGTCGAAACCAATCGAGATGGTGTCGTGGTTCAGGAAGTGGTTGTACATGGTCAGGTCTTCGAAGTACGCGGTGAGCGCACCCGTCAGCTGGAAACGACCGGTACCGATACCGCGAGCAAACTTCGAGCCGACCGCGTTCTGGTTACGGAGCGAAGCGTCACCTTCAATCGACAGCGACTGGACGGCGGTCGACAGGATCGCGCCATTCTTGGTCAGGTTGCCGACGTTGGTCGTCGCGTTCATCACTTCGGTCGCGGTGGATTCGAGCGTCGTGTAAGGCGCCTTGCCGAGACGAGAAGCGGTGACGGTCTGGGTTTCCTTACCCATGAAGTTCATGGCACCGGTCACGATGGAGCCGGAGGCGACTTCGAGCGAGAAGGAACCGACGCGCATGCCGTTCTGGATGAAGTGCTTGTCGACGTCGTTGAACGACTGCTCCAGGGCGAACGACTGAGGCGTGATGTCCTCAACGTCACCAGGGTTGCGGAGCATCGAACCCTTGATCGTGGCAACGCCAGGCGCGGCTACAGTCGGAATCTGCGGCGTCACGGTAAGAACGTCGTCGGCGACACCGGTCAGCTTGTAGAAGCCACGGGCGTCGGCGGCAGTCGCAGCAACCTTGGCACCAACTGTGATGCCTGCGCCGGTTGTGGAGGCTTCCGAGTTGACGTGGTTCGACAAGATGTAGACGGTCACGACACCGGCAGCTGCAACAGCCTTGGCGTTGATGTTACCGGCAACGCGCTTCTGGTTCACGGCGAGCGCGAAGGCAGCAGCGGATTCCAGTTCGTCGGCGCCAACCTGGTATTCACGACCTGCGGTGAAGTCGATGACGTTCAGGCCGTCGTTGACGATGATCTTGTCGCCAGCGGTTGCGGCAGCGGCGAAGGTGACCGTGTAGCTGTCGAAGGTGATCTCGCTGACCGGCAGGTCGAGGAAGATCATCTGACCGACCGAGAGCTGACCAGCTGCGATTGCCGAGGCAAATGCGTTGGCGCCGTTCGAGTCGATGGTCGAGGCGTCGGCGGTGCCGAGGCGCAGCCCGCTGTTGTTTGCGACGATGACGTCGTTGGCGTCGAGCACCTTGGTGGCAGCGGACGAACCTTCCGGAACCGACGTTGTCGTGGTCACGGTGATCTGCGTGTCATCGCCGGACATGGCGAGGGCTGCGATCTCGAAGTAGCCGTTGTTGACGTCGTTGGCGACGAAGCCCTCGACCTTGATGCGGCGACCGACTTCGAAATAACCGCGAGCGTCCTGACCGGCGATCAGGAGGCGGTTGTTGGCGACCCAGGAAACGGCGACACCCTTGAAGTAGTCAAAGGTCATCGGGCGCGTCCAGGCACCAAGAACGAAGGCCTGGAGGAAGTCGTCCTGCGAACCGGCTGAGAGTTCGAAGTTGATCTCACCCTCAGACGAGGCGGAAACTTCAGGAACAGACGACACCATTCGGTCAGCGCGAAGCTCTTCCGAAACGGTCGTTTCCTTCTGCGCGGCGAGCGACGAAGAGGTAAAGCGAAGCTGACGGCTCTTGCCGTCCGCTGGGATGGTGCCCCACTCGCTTGTGCTTTCAGCGATGTAGCGGATGGAGGCGCGGTTGGAATCAGCAAATGTCACGGTTCTTCTCCGATGTGATTGCCTGAAGAACCGACCCCGCCAATTGACTTCAGGATGAAAGACGATAGGGTAAATAACCCAATGTCAGAAATTCTATCCCGAAATCCCACTTACGTCAAAGATTTTGTCCGGTGGCTCACTTGGATTTTTCGTCCCGCCAGTAAGGGATGCTGACAGCAATCCTTTGAAACTCGCCTGCGATGCCCAGTGTTGTCTGACGCGGCGTCTTGAAGTTCAGGCTGGCATCGTCGTCCAGCTTGACTGACCATTCGTCAAACCAGCTGCCGCACTTGGAGGCCAGGCGCTCGACGCCTCCCATGCCAGTGTCCTTAGGCCACATGACATCGATCTGGAGAACGCCGACATGGCGCACCGTGCGACTACCACCCAGGTTGGCGCGGCGGGAGTTGCCTTCCAGGATCGTGAATTCCACATAGGGTGCCTTCTCAGGCTTCGTGCCTTTGGTGTTCTCGAAGAAGAGACTGACCGGTGGCTGCTGGGTGCTCAGATACCCAGAGAGGCGGCTTTCGATAGCAGAGCGCATTGAAGATTCACTCATTTCTTCTTTGCGCCTCCTTCAAGCGCGAGGATGAGGTTTTGTACGGTTACACGAACCATACCTCGTGGGTTTCTTGATCGTGCGGGTGTTGGAAGTTTTCCGTATTCGAGGTCGACAATGTCAGGATCGTTGTTGGCGAGCCAGAACTGCTGATACGGATTGCGAGTGCTGATTTGCCCAAAAGACGCGTCTGCAGCAGCCTGGTTGATAGGTCGTCTCGGTTCTGTCCCCAGCGGCATCGAGTTCGTCGGTCCAGGCGCCATGCTTCCCAACGGGCCGAGCGCGGGACCGCTGTAAGGTTGACCGGTAGACCAGACCCAGTTTCGGAGCGCAGCACCTGACCACACCGGGGTCTTCGACGTAACCTCCTGATGCACGAACGGAAGCGCATAGTTGAGCTTCATTCGGATCAGTTCGTCTGGGACGAGCTTTGCCCGAGCCAGTCCGGACAGGAATTTGTCGAGACCGCCGATCTCGATCATGCTGCCCTCACATGAAAAGTGTGCATGGCGCCGGAGACGATGCCCATGTATCGGCGCACATTCCACTCCTTGCCCTTGCTGTCGATGATCGTGTCTTCGACGGCATCACCGAGGGTGATCGATTCGAGCGCCGACGCCGGGACGAGGACCTTCCAGTCCTTCAGTACCATGACTTCGTCATCCCTCTCGTCTTCCGAAAAGCGAGCGAAGATCGCCTTCACATTCAAGACGTCGTTGGTGATGTTGATCGGGGTCGATGTGGCGGTGTCGTATCCTGCTTCCACAAACTGACGATAGGTGACGATCTCTTTGAGATCACCGGTCACATCGAAAGCAACGTCGACCATGTCTCTAATCAGCTTTTTGAACATCAGGCTCTCCGAATCTTGGCGTGACCACCAGGGCCGGAGATCAGCGAGCCGAGACCGGCGAGCATATTGTTGATCTCCTGCGGTACGGAAGGAAGCGAATATCCCTCGCGGAATTCCAGCTCGATCACGTCAACCTTCAGGCTCTTCAGTCCGTCCTGCGGGCGATCCGCCGACCGGTCAGTGTCGACCAGGTAGCGAGCCATCTCGATGGTCGCGGCCTTCAGCTGCGGAGCAATGATGTTCCAAGGGATTTCGATACCATCGGCATTCTTCAAGCCGTGGCGGGGATGGCGCAGGGGCTGGGTGGCAGAGACAGGTTTGCCGTTCCAGCGGGCGCGTTGGTCGATGTAGCGCGTGGACCAGACCAGGAGCTTTTGCTTGCTCTCTTCCGGCAGGGCCGACCAGGACTCATCAGCATGGATATTGGCGGCGAGGTAGTCATCAGCTTCCTCGACGCTTGCATATGAGTTGGCGCCGGGGACAATCTCCCCGGTCTCCAGGATGAATTCGAATGCCATGGATCGATCCTTTAATCTGAGGCGCTTATTTTGACATAGAACGCCTCAGATGTCAAAAATTCTATCCCTGGCTCGCACGTTTAAAGGCCGTTACCCATTCCTTAGCGTCTGCCGAGCGAACGACTTCGGACTCGTCAAACTCAATCAGGTCGGGAGACAGGTCGAACCGCTCGATCATGTCGACCACGATTCCAAGGCCGCTGTCAGGGATGACCTCGTCTTCCGTCTGATCCAGGTCGCCTGTGATGACGTAGGTCGAGCTTTCACCCTTACGGGTCAGGAAGAGCTTCAGGTCTGCGTAGGTGCAGAGCTGAGCCTCATCGAGAATGACGAAGCAATCACGAAGGGTCCGACCGCGAAGGTGTTCAAAAGAGACGATCTCGATCTGCCCATTCTTCTGCCAATCTTCCAGCGTCTTCGGGTTCACCTCATCCTTGATGGCGTCGAAGATTGGCACCACCCAGGGCGCCAACTTCTGTTCCAGCTTGCCGGGTAGGAAACCCTGCTGGTGACGTTTTGCGGAAACTGTCGGACGTGCGATGTAAATCTTCTCGATCTGCTTTTGCTTGAGCATACGAGCTGCGATGCGGGCTGGGATGTAGGTCTTACCCGTACCGGCAGGGCCGATGGCGAAAACCTGGGAGGCATTGGTCAAGCTGTCGATGTAATCCGCCTGGGTGGGCGTCATTGCGACGAGGGGCTTGTATCCTTCCTTGATGTCCATCCGTGGCGCTGGGTTCCGGCCTCCCTTTTTGCGAAGCTGCTTGCGCTCGCGGCGGGTGAGAAACTTGTCCAGTTCATTGCTGGCTGGACGGTCGGCTTCGAAGATTTGAGAATGCACGTTCAACGTGGTCTCCTTTGAGCTGGGATCAGGTGGTCCCTCCGAGGCTCGTCAGCAAACTATCGGCCTCAGTGAGAAGCTTGCGCATATGCGCTCGGGAGGTCTTGGTTAGGTCTTGTTCGGAAACCTCCTTCAGCTCGTGGGCTACACGGATCAATCGTGCATGTTTGGACATTCGGCAACTCCTACGTTGGTCATTAACGATGTCCTTTGTACGCTCAAAGGAAAGAAATTCAAGCGCTGTGTTAGAATTTGCGGACGTTTTCTGCACTTTTTTCGTCTGCGGATGGGAACTTTTCGAATACCAGTCAGTTTTTAGGGGTTTTTCAAGTTGAAGGAGGTTAGAAAATCTAACCACCGTCTCCAGAGAAAATGGACTTCGCACCAACGACGATTGCAGACACCAGACCGGCGACCAGGATGCCCACGAACGACAGAAGCGTCTTGGATTTGATCGACTCGGACGTCAGGCGCAGCTCGCGCAGATAGGTCATGTCACGACCAACCTCAGGGTCGTCGCTTCGGCTGGAAAGGACGCGCAAAGCTGCCATGTCCCGCTGAACTTCCAGCGGACTCGTCACATCGATCCCCAGAAGGAGGAACGTCTCCGTGACGGCTTCCTTGGCTGCTTCAGTTGCGATCTGCTTCATCTGCTGCTCAGACAGCGTGGTGGGATTGCTCATGGCTCTCGTCCTCGTGGGTCTTTGCGCCCTGGTCCTTGAATACGACTTTCTTCTCCGAGGGGTGCCAGAAGGTCCAGCCGAGCGAGACGATCAGCTCCTGCAGTCGACCTGCGGGAACTTCGAACATCTCGCCTTTCGGATCATAGACCTTGAAGTACATATGCCACCTGTGTCTCGTAGAAGGTGTGGGTACGACCCTATCTCAATGTGATTTTTCGTGATCGTGTTCCACTACCTTCATGCCACTCATGATAACCCAATGTCAGAATTTCTGCCATCGTTTTATGGAGCGGCTCAAAAGAAAAAGCCCCGGCACTGGACCAGGGCTTCATCATCGAGGTGGATGGTTGGCGATTATTCTTCGCCGTCGCCTTCATCATCACCAGCACCATCCTGATTGCCTTCCTGACCATCAGCGGCGGTGTCAGCCTCATCAGCAGACGCGGCCTTCGCTGCGTCGATGATCGCCTTGATGACTTCGCTTTCGGACTTGCGCCCATTGATGCGGACGTTGAATCGTTCAGCCGCAAGCGCAATCATCTCCGCCTTCGTCTTACCGTTCAGCTCTTTTTCGATGTTGCCGATATCGACGGTAACGCCTTCCTGTTCGTAGTCAGCCGCCTCGGCGGCTTCTGCCTTTGCCAGGGCTGCTCGGTCGACCGGCGTAAATGTCCAGCCGTTGTGCTGCTGCATGTCACGTGCGTTCAACGGGGTCATGCGATGTGGCTTGTTCTCCAGATCGTAGATCGTGACCTTCTTGGGGCTTGTCATGTTTTCTCCTGCAGAGAGTTGGAAATATCAAAAAGCTTAGTCAGATTTTCTATCAAAGTCAAATTTTCTGACTGCTTGGCTCAAGGAAACCCGGCACCGCTCCATCGAGCGGGCCGGTAGTTGGGCGCTTAGCGCCTCATCCCACTCTTGGCGGTGGGTTAGTGGATCATCAGGCGGAAGGTCTCGGCTGAGACGGTCACCGTGGCACCCTGGAGGGGTGTAGCAAACTCGCCGGTATAGAGTGTCCTTCCTTCCGGATCGATGATGGCGACATCCACGGCCTCGCCAGACATGGCATCGAGCTGGACATCGTCCTTCAGTCGGAGGAATAGACAGCCATCGCCCGCGACCGGACCTTCGAGGGTGATCGGATGCAACGCACCCTGCACCTCAATGCTAAGCCCAGACGGGGCCGAAGGCATAGGCGCTTGTCCTTTCAGCCAGGCGAAGATCGCCGGACCCAGGGAGTGCCCAAAGGCGCCGTCGATGCGAAGGGTGATCTCGCCAGGCTCGAACGTGAACGACCCATCAGAAAACTTATCGCGGAGCGGTCCGTGAAAGAGGATGTTGTCGTCCTGGTCGAAGATGGTCAGGAAACCTGCGGCGGCAAGCTGGGTATCTTGCGCGGGTCCGAACTGGATCGAGTTGGAGTTGCTGGTGTAGATGCTGGTCGACCCGAAGGTGACGCCGAGATCGAGGTCCTGTCGGACGTACCCTCGGTCCTTCGGCTCGACGCTGATTGCGTATGGGTTCGCCAGCGACAGCCCCACCTTCAGGGAGGGACAGCCGGGGAAGTTCTCGCCCACGAACCAGCGGGCGATGAGGCGTTGCAGGTAGGCGGAGGGCTGGAGCATTTTCAGTCGGACGTCCTGGCAAGGCGGCGCTGCTTGCGACTCAGAGCCAGGCGAACCGGAGGCGTTTCCGTCTTCTTCGAGGGCGACAGGGTCCATCCCTTCTTCACCAATCCAGCGACCTTGTTGTTTGGGACTTCGAAGACCTGATTACCAGGGTCCCAGATTTTGGTGAGCTGCATAAGCGTCTCCTTATCGTGTAAGCGCCGGGGCGATGAAGCTGTACCAGTCGACTGGAAGGCTCGTTGGTTGGAAAGTCTGCGAGTTATAGGCCCTGCTGTAAAAGCGTACCGCCAGCGACTTCAGCCCCGAAGCGAAGAGCTGTTCTCGGAGAATGAGGTTCTCCTGCATTCCAGACTTCCTGAAACCCATAGTAGAATAGAACAGAGGCTTGTCGTAGTCTTCGGATGGCCCGACAACATCCGCCTGAACCTGGGGCCAGATGTGGGCGGGCAATGTTGGATAACCAGGAACCACTGTGACGACCGTAAATTGCTGGGGGACAATAAGGCCCTTGCCCGTCCAGTAACTGTCGATTTCATCCAGACTGAAGATAGTCGACATCGCATCCCCGGTTGTGGGAGGCAATCCGGGTTCCCGGAGCATGAGGACCTGGTCGAGTTGATAAGGGATACGTCCTGCTGGAGATGGCATGTTGGTTTCCTTTTATCTGCCAAGCGGAGCGAAGTAAGACGAGTGTTTGATCAGGTGTTCAACACCCTCTTCGTCGTAGCTTGAATTGAGGCTGACCCTGATCGTGAGGGCCAAATCTTCGAGCTTGTCTCCGCTATACTTCAGCTCTTCGATGCCTCGCAGGATGTTTCCTCTCGTGATACCGAGCGCATTCAGGCCTTCCCGCAGAAGTTCTGTGCTGACGATGCTTAGGCCAGAGCCTCTCGTTTTAAGCTCGACGTTGAAGTAAGAGTATTCGAAAGGGTTCTGATAATACGGATTGTCGCGCCAATATTTTGTGAGTGGCTCAATGATCACGACCGCTGCAAATCCCTGCGGAAAACCATTAGTGCCGCTGGTTCCCTTCTCCCAGTACGGGTCGAGCTGCGCGAGCGGGATCACTTTGTCGACCGCTACCCTGTACTCGTCGTTGGTCAGGCCTGCTGGCCTCACTTCCAAGGCCTTGTCGAAGGCGAAACGATTGCGTGTGATGTTGATGCTCATGTTCGCTCCTTCGCGGTAGGTGTAGGCTTACAGAGAAAGGGCGGGACTAAGCCCGCCCTCACCAGGATGCTTGGGTTAGCGACCGACGAGCGGCGAGAGCTGCGCCCAGAAGTCGATGCTCGGCGTGGTGCCGGAAGGGGTAACCGCGAGGCGGATGTGTGTGGCGTCAGCGTCGGCTGCGAGCACCTGATCACGCGCTACGGCAATGACATTCTGACCGAGCTTGAGGTCCGGCACAGATACGACAGTAGTAGCGGTAGTGAACGCCTCGTCGGCTGCGACTTCGACGGAAGCAGCATACTTCTCGTCGCCATCAACCGTTTCCTTCGCCGTGACGAAGATGACGAGCGCGACGTATTCCGGCATAGCCAGTTCGTCGGCATTCCAGTAGGCGGCAAGCTTGCCAAGGGCACGGGATTCCGTAACCGTGGCGGCGGTGACAGCGCCAGCGCTTTCAGCACGGACGATGTTTGCGGCGTCGATTGGGTAACGCACTGCAGAAACCTTGATGGACATGTTCTTTTCCTTTGCGAACAGTTTGCGAGGACCGAAAGAGGAAGGGGCCGAAGCCCCTGCCCATTAGGCGGTCGGCGTTGCGTTGGTGATGCCCCAGACGCGAGCAGCGGCGCGACCGTGCATGACGCACAGCGAGACGAGCCAGTCGACACGGGTACGCAGGACCGGCTTGTCATCGACTTCACCCAGGTCGCGAACGTCCATGACGCCGTTCTGGATGCCGGTCAGATAACCGTCACTGAGGTTGACGACATAGATCGAGCCGCAGTCGTCACCACCGGCAGGACCGGCTTCGTTGAACGGCATGATCTCCTGGCCTTCATCGTCGTAGTCCGCGATGAGGATCGGCAGATCGTTGTACATCGTCACGCGACGACCGAAGTCATCTACCGTGTAGGTGATGTCTCCACCCACGCCAGCACGTGCGGCAGCGGTGAGCTTGCGGCGCATTGCCTTCGACATGATCAGGTGTGTTGCACCGTCGACCTTGTCGATTGCAGCGTCGAGAGCTTCCAGCGACAGCGGGCTGTTGGCGTTCGGAGCCGTGAGGTTCGCAGGAACGAGCTGGTCGCCGACGATACGGACACGCAGACCGTCGAATTCACGCGGGTTGACCTGGGAGTCACCGTTGATGATCTTCGAGGCGATCTTGAGCGAGAAGGCCTTAACCTTCATGGCTTCGTGGGTTGCGCGGACGCCTTCGCCACGGGTCTTGATGAGCGCCAGGTCGACGTCCATGTCACCGCCCGCGATGCGGAGCGTTTCGGTCGCCGGATTGATGATGCCGGTCGATTCCTGGTAGCCTTCGTTGAAGCCACGGAAACCAACGGACGGCAGCTTGCCTTCGACGTTGTAAGACAGAGAACCACCCGGAATGTCGTCAAACGGGATGGCGGCGAGGATGTCCGAGTTTTCGGCGAACATCTTGATGACGGAGTTGCGCAGAACTTCGCCAGGATTCAGCTTCGAGGCTTCGAGCAGAGTAAGAGCCATTGTTATCTCCTGTTGGTTAGCTCTTTGACCCTCGCGGGTCAGTTTTTCTGTCTCACCCCCGGCAAGACTGTCCTTGTGTCAGAAATTCTGACTTCTCAGGGCGCACCTCGCCCACTGAAGGGAAAGGTGCGACCTAAATTTTTAAGCGCGGCCCTGCTGCTTACGAGCGAGCGCCAGCTGCTGTGCTCCGGAGAGCTTGTTGAAGTCCTCGGTGGACATGCCACCAGGGATACCGTTTGCGTTCGTGCCACCGGCACCGCCGCCGTTCGACGTCTTGAAGAAGTACGGGGCCTGCTCCTTGAGCTTGTCCAGCCATTCAGCCGGGGTCATCGGAGTGGCGCCGTCCGCACCGTAGATGGTTGCTTCACCATCCTTCGCGACGAGCGAACCGTTGTCGTCCACGGTGAACACGCCATAGGAGCGGGACAGGATGTCCGGAAGCGCCTGAGGCTGAGCACCGCTGGCTTCCGCCAGAACTGCATTCGTGACCGCACGGTCGATCAGGGAGCGGCGGAACTTCTGGTCGGCGGCGGATGCCTTTTCCTTCCAGGTCACCGTCTCGCGGCTGGCTTCCTGGAGACGACGTTCGAAGTCGGTCTTCATGGAAGAAACGCGGTTGGTCACTTCGGCCTCGATCTGATCGGTGCCCTTGAGCTTGCCGTCTTTCACCTGCTGCGACGTGGTGCGGAGCTGTTCAAGCTCGGCCTGGAATGCTTCCGGGTCTTCGCCAACGAGCTTGCTCAGCGATGCCACAGAGGCTTTCAGGGTGTCGCGCTCCTGGGAGAGCGTGGTGTTGTTGTCGCGGAACTCATCCAACTTGGCTTTGAGTACGACGTTTACGACGACTTTCCCGTCGACTTGCTTGGCGCCCTCGCGGAGGCCCTCCGGAATGGCGTCAATGGTGTCAAAGGTTACTTCAGGCATTCGATCCTCACCGAGGTTGTGAATTGTTGAGACAGCTGCTCTCCGAGCAATCTGCCCACCGGAACTGCCGGTGGAGTTTGTATTTCTAACTCTGATGCAAGATATTCTGACATCGGTTAACCGTTTTTGCAAGAAAATTTTGGAGTGGCTCATTTCTGCGTTGACATGCGCCATTATTTCTGACCGATGGGCGGCTCGCGGGAGATGCGGCGAACGCGAAAAAAGCCCGCCCCAGGCAGTGAACCGGGGCGGGCTTGAGAACCAAGGGAACACGGAACCCTTGGCGTACTACAGCGAAATGCTGGCCCGCCATTTGAAGGATCGGGCACTGGAGAACCTTAAAACCGTTGGCCTCGGCAGGTTCTCAGACCAGGGAAGAGGGCACCCCGGTCAGGGAAATTGGTCCGGTTTTATCGAGGTTCCGGAAAACTGAGGACTTGCGTTGCCCTGGCGTCCTTTGACCAGCTCAATGGGGTCCCTCCCAGGGAATCGAACCCCGACGTGTTATGAAGGCGATCAACCTCCTACGCGCTCCCGCACCTACACAGCTTTCCCATTACCTGTCGACCGGCGCCGGTTCCACCTGGAGCAGAGGACATGTCTGCTCTTATCGCGGACGACCGGGAGTCCCCTATTCGAGTGTTTCGGGAGCTATGGAGTCTCGCTCTCGACGTCTCGCTATCAGGCGGTCGCCCTCGATAAGGGCAGATCATCTTGGAAGTGACCTCGGTGGGAGGGAGGAGTCGCAGGGACACCGAGGCCACGTCAAAAATGATCCCTGGTGGTGGGAGGTCCCACCTTCTGTTTCGAGGCGCCCAGGTGCGCCCAAGAGGGTTAAGCCGCTACGCGGATGTCCTCAAATGCAACGTTGTCGTTGCTGGCTTCGTACTTTGCAGTTACGAGTCTTGGACAGATGTGTCGGTCGTTCCTTACCGTGGCGCGTCTTCACTTCCCAATGCCTGTCGATCCTAATTCGCCCCCATCATGATCACCTGTGCCCAGGTGCTGTGCCCTCAATCAGGGCCTTGATGGCCTCGAACCATCCCAGATGATCATGGTGGAGGCGGCGGGTACCGCCCCCGCGTCCAGAACATGTTTGGCTATTCCGATATACGCCAATTCGAATTTCGGTTGGGAAGACGGCGGTAACATAAGGAACCACAGAACCCGCCGTCTTCCGATGTTCATTAATCTATCCTAAGTCAGATTTTCTGTCAACCGGAAAATTAATGAAACTTTGCTGCCGATATTTTCTCCTTCAGCTCACTCTTTTCCCGGATCGTGTCCAAATCTGGGATGCCTTCGTCCCACCAGTTCCAGATGTCGAGGCAGGGCCAAATCTCATCCAGGTTGGTCGGGTCTGCCGTAATCACCGCGAAGCGTCCGTCCTTGAGACGAAAGAACACGTGCCCAGTGGGCTGCGATGTGACGGCGAACTCTGCTTTATGCTCGACATAGAGCCGTGTGTACCCCGCCTGCCCGTCCTTGCACAGGATCACGATGTCATAGGGGACCGGTTCTTCCGACTTCCTGATTATCCAATCCTGGAAGGGGTTGGGATGGGAGAAGGGTGAGTCTTCCGGCAGGTCAGGATGAGAGAGGTGCTTCATCAGTCGCCTCATAATGCTCACCATAGACCAGCTCGGCGGCGCCGACCATGACGGGTGGATGGGTATGGCCCCAGATCGTGACCATGACGCCGCCGCCCTTGGCGATGATCTCGCGCTCCTCGTCGGTTGGCATCCAGAGCGAGCTGACGGTGCCTTCGTCGCGATTGAGGAAGACTGGCAGGTCCACGACGTTCTCTCCCTCGCCTGGTGGGGCCTTGAGGACCAGGTTGGCTTGGCGGAAGTTGGATGGGATCATGTCACGGCCTCATAGGTTTGAGCGAAGATGTCGGGCTTGCAGGGATACACCTCACCCTTCACGCCCCGGATGATGTAGTCGCCGGGTGAAGCGACCATGGTTCCCTCAAGGGTCCCGATGTGAACGTCGTCGTTGACGCGCAAGAGCCAGCCAGCAGTACCGGATACCGGCGCTTTTGCGATTGCTTCCCTGATCCAGGGAGTAACCTCATCGAGTCTGTCGCCATCCCAACGGACGGCCTCGATCTCGACGGGGAGCTTACGAAATTTCGCCATTGGAGCCTCCGAAGTAGATGCAGCAGCCCACCAGGGCCACTGCGAGGATGAGAACGATGAGGACTTCGACCACTGTCAGTCGAACCGAACCGTGGTGCCCTTGAAGAGACCCTGGCAGACGGTACCGGTGACCGGCTTGCCGTTGGCGCCGATGGCGGAGAAGTTGGACGCGAAGGTATCGTCACGCCCGCAGCCGAAGAACGAGTAGCTGCCGATCTTCACGTCCTTCAGGCCCTGGGCTTCGAGCGCTGAGGTGGCATTGCGCGGGTTGACACCGCAGCTGGTGAGCAGGCCTGCGCCGACAACGGCGAGGGCGCAAACGGAGAGCGCTCTGAAGGCGCTGTTACGAGTGATGCGGGGCATGATGGTCTCCTTCAGTCGAGGTTGAGCTTCTGGAGGCCTTCGATGACCTTCAGTGCTTGTTCAGGTGCGGTGAGAGGGGCGCCGTCCGTGCCATCGAAGCGACCGATGGTGACGCCGGTCAGAAGCGCAAGGGTCCGCAGATCGGCCCAGTCCTGGTAGGTGATGCCCAGGTCGGTGTCGTAGTCAGCGGCGAGCTGTTCCAGGATGCTGGCTTCGAGCTTGATGCCCTTGGTCCAGACCACGGTGCGCGTTTCCTTGGCGCGAGACTTGTGGTCAGCGATAAAGTCCGCGAGGACAGAAATTGCGTCATCAGCAATCAAGCGATTCCCGATCTGCTCGGTCAAGATGAAGCGGCGGCTGGCAGATGCATCTTCGAGCCAGAAGCGGAGCGTCTGTGCGTTGATCTCGCGCCCGAAGTCGCGCTGCTGCTGATCGTAGTCGAGCAGGATCGTGCGGGTGTCGATCACGCCCTCCAGGTTGAAGGCGGTGACGGTGATCGCAGCGACAGCGGCGAACGAGCTGAGCGCAAGGGTGTCGAGCGTCACGGCGAACATCACCTTTGGGAAGCGCGAGCGCCCGAACTTCAGAACCGGAAACTGAAACGGAGGCTGCTTGCCGTCTTCGATGAGATGGGGAGGAAACATGCTTTGATCCTTGGTCTAGTTGTATGCCCAGGCGAGCCAGGCGGTGGAGGACATGACGCTCGCGGGGACGAACATCACGAACAGCTGGAAGATCAGGAAGACGGGATCGATCTTACGTCCCGGCTTGTGTGGCAGTCCGAAGTAGGCGCAGGCGAAACAGAACCCGGTCAGAAACGCGGGGATCGCCCACGTTCCGAGGGTGATCGTCATCAGGCGGCTCGCTTGCCGCCATGGAGGAGCTTGGTCACGCCCTGGACCGGGACGCCCTTCGGAGAGAACTTGAAGTAGGCAACAGTGCCGTCACCACCGATGTACTTCGCCTTCTCCTGGAGGACCTTGACGTTGTCTTCGTAGGTGCCCTTCAGGCCGGTCTCGAACGTGTCGCCGGGGCGCGTCGGATGGTGGTAGACGACTGCCTTGGCGGCACCTGCCCAGTTGCCGTTGCCCTCAAGGATGTCCGCAACGACGAATTCCTCATCGATGTATTCCTTGCGCTTGATGAGGTCCTTCGGGCGCTTGTCGGGCTGATACATACCGAGCGGCGAGCGGATGATCTGCCCCTCGTAGCCTTCCTTGCGCCACTTGGTATAGAGCGCGTCCAGGTCGGCCTGGTTGTCGACGTATTCGGTGTCCACGAAGACGAACGATGGATGGTCCATCAGCGCGAAGTCGTTGAACAGCTCCTCAAGGAGGTTCAGGCGCTCATGATAGGTCAGGTCCGGACGCTGCTCATCGAAGACGTCGTAGACGTGATACTGGAGCTTGTTGGCGGCGGCGATATCCGCTTCAGAAGGGTTCTTCTTGCGCACCAGGCTGTTGATCTTCGGCAGATCGTCGGCGAGGGCGTGATTGTACAGCTCGCCGTCGAGCGAGAGCTGCGGGAAGTAGGAAGTGATCTCCTGCATCACCTCATGGATCGCCGGGAAGGTCAGCGTCGGCTCACCAGTGCGTGAGAAGTTGCCCTGGGCACGTGCCAGGTTGCGAATGCCGTCGAACTTGCGCTGAGCATAGAAGCCGTCGCCGGTTGACCAGTCCAAACCCTTCTTCAGGTCGGTGTATTTGAAGGCGAGCATAGGGAAGAGCGTCTGGCAGTTGTCGATGTCAGCGACGTCTTCGAAGTAGCCTTGCTTGGCCTTCTTCGTGTATTCGGCTTCGACTTCTTTCAGGCACTGAGCCTCGGCGGTCGTCTCGTTCTTCTTGCCCACGTTCTTCGGCGAGCAGGTGGTCCAGCCGGACTCTGCAAGCTTGCCGTCGATCAGACCGGAGAGCGAACGGTATGCGGGACCCTCGCTCTCCAGTTTCCAGACGCGTACGTTGCCCGAGGTGTCACGGGCGTAAAGGGTTTGATGAATGGTCACTGGCGACTCCTACAGCTGCGCCAGGATCGAGAAGAGGAACGTCTCCAGCAGCTCGGTCGCTACCCAGAACATGGCAATGCCCGCCAGCATGATGCAGACAGCGAGAACCTTGTCGGTCTTCGTGATGCCTGGATCGAACTGGAAAGGATTCTCGCTCATGCCTTGCTCCATTTCCCTACCTGACAGATTTTCTAACCTGTTGGGCAGAATTAATCACCTGATGACAGAGAAGTCAACAGCAAATGTCAGAAATTCTGTCTCTTACAGGCGAGCGCCGTTCGGAAAGGGGAAAAAGCCGTAAAGGCGCACGAATTCAGGAAACGCCATGCAGAAGTGCTGCAGTTCGTTGCGCTTAACCTGGGCGATGATGAGTTTCAGAGCGAGCATTTCGGGTTCTCACGTTCACGTGGTTGAAAAATAGGTAGATCGACGCCACCAGCGTGAGGAATCCGACGATCAGTGAGCCGACCAGGATTTCCGTGATGTATGGGATCGAGGGGATTGCGAGGAGGAGGGAGAGGACGATCCAGGCCGTCACCACCCTCCCCCAGATTTTCATGATCACGCTGCACCAACCGGCTTCTTGGCGGGCGGCTGCTCCGGCTGGTTGCGAGCTGCCTTCAGCGCGACCGCTGCCTGGCTCTCGGCGATGGTTTCCTGGCTCTTGCGGTCCTTGTCCGCTTCTTCCAGCTCCAGCTCCGTCTTGCGATCCGGGAAGCCGCGAGAATTGGCCTCTGCATCCGGATTGTTCGGGAAGCTGTTCTTGGACTCGAGGAGCTTTCTGAACTCTTCCAGCTCAAGCCAGTCCGGAATGACCTCTGCCTTCTTCAGGTAGTCGTAGACGACCTCAATCGGCAGGATGCCATCATTGTACATCTGCTGGATCGCACGGAACTCGCGGGCGGCGGCGTCCTTCAGCATGAAGTCCTTGTTGAACTCGATGCTAATCTCCTCGGCGTCGGAATTCTTGACGTCTTGCCAGCTTGCCCACCACTGCATGACCTGCGTGAAGCCTTCATCCAGGGCCATCGAGACATTTAGCAGAAGCGCCTGCTCATTGCGGTCCTTCATGTTGGCCTGGTTGTCGGACTCGGACGCGCCAGACGAGCTGCCGGTACCGATCAGACGACCGCCCAGGGTCGAGATGTGCTGCTCCTTGGTGGAGATCGCATTCTCCAGGAACTTCAGGCCATTCCCGTTGAACTCGATGATGCCTGCGCTCTCACCGGGGCCGACTTCCCAGACGACACTGGCGCCGATGGTGTATTCGCCCTTGCCCTCGCCCTGCCCCTTCGAGACGTAATAGACGGGCAGGCCCGTGTAGAAGCGACCATGCTCAAGGTGAGCGTAGGAGCGGAAGTGGGAGATGTTCATCTGGGCGATGTCGAGCATGGAAGAGCGCTCGATGTCCGGCGAGTTGGACTCGGTACCGAAGATGATGAAGGGGATGTAGTCGAGTGCGACACCACGATTGGTCGGCGTGATCACACGATCCGGGTTGCGCGTCACATCCGGGAAGGTCTGGTTCGAGAGGGCATCATAGACGTGCTGCTGGTAGATACCATTGACCAGGCGCAGCGCACGGATGCGGATCGAGTAGGAACGCTGACCACTGGTCGATCCCGCCTCATGCCCACGCAGATACGCCTCCATCAGCATGACCTCGGTGAGCACCTCGCGGTCGCCGACCATCTCAAAAGACCAGTCCAGGATCGCCTCGGTGACGTAGCCGGTCAGGTATGGGTTCCCACCGCTCTCGGGCATGTCGACCAGGACACCATAGCGCCCCATGTGGATCACTTCCTTGGCGGCGCGGCGCGTGAATGAACGAAGGGACTGATTGTCCTTCGTGATCTTGCGTACCCTCTTCTGGAGCTTCTTGGGGAGGTTCGAGATGACGGGGTTGCGACGGAAGATCGTGCCCACCAGGGCGCCGACCGTGCGGTTCGTCATGTTGTAGTAGGTGGCATTGTCCAGGTAGAGGGCGTACTCGCTATCATCCAGGCCGGATGGCTGCGGAAGATACACCTCACCCTTGTCCTTGACCTGGCGCTCACCCTGGAAGGTGTCACGCAGCGTCTCCCAGTCCACCGAGTGATAATGGACAGAAGGATGCGCCCAGGTCGGATAGCTGGACATGATGTTCTTGAGGCTGATTTCCTTCTTGCCGCTTCTCGTTGCCACGGTCTTATCCTTGCTTGGGCTAAAATGTCCGCATATTCTGACACATCATGCCCAGTATGTCAAAATAACTGACCCAACGGCTCACCAGGAGGACGGCTTGGGTCCCCCAAATGATGTCGTTTAAAGCATATTTAGCGCCAGATATGTCGCATAAGACATCTTAACAGGATGCCGGGATAACAGGACGATAGGATGACGGGACGGTCGATGGGTCCCCTGAGTGTATCGTAAAAATTACGTGGGGGCGTTGAGTGTCTCGGATATGTGACGTGGGGAGTGTCTCTGGGTCCCCCGATGCATATACCGGGTGGGGTGTCATAGGGATCGAGATGAAGAAGGCAGGTGGGCCTCCGGGTCCCCGGTCAATATGAAAAGCCGGAAAATGCTCTAGCTATCCGTGACAGCTACACCCGCCTCGACAGGCCCCCAGGGGTACGGTCCCCTTTGGGTCCCTCGGTAAAATTTTATTCAATTTCGACCCGTTCCCAGATTGGGAAAGAAGGCGGTTAATCCGCCTTCCCTTCACATATTAGCGACCGCTTTAAAGACGATCCAAACGAGTCCAGCTAGAACAATGAGTCTACCAATTTCAAACAGACGGCGTCTCTCCCAGGGCAAGGCGATGCAAGCGCGACACTGCAGCACCATTGTTAAAATCAGCCTTCCATTGATCGCGCTTGGCAAGCTGTTGACCGGCGACATGGTCGCACCATGAATTCCACCAATAGGCGGAATCGCCCTCATTACGCCACACCGTGTTATAGGTGCGGATTCTCTTATGAACCGAGTCCAGCTTCAAACCCTTAGGGAAACGGAAGGCGGTATCTGATAGGCCCAGGCGCTGGAGATTGTGCATGTCAAGGCAAGCACCTGTTGCGATTGTCATCTGAGCGAAGAAAGAGGCCTTGACGATTCCCAGGTTAGGGCATTCCAGCAAGGTCAGGATATACGAGTCCAAATCGTCGCACTCATAGGCGCGGACTGCTGCCTGCTGCAGGCGCTTTGCATGCTGCTGGATGAAATCATAGCCAGCCCGCTTGTGGCCAAACAGGAAACGGCTTTCCCGTCCGTTTGCCCAGATGTCAGCCATCTGCAGCGGCATGACGATAAAGGGTTGCCGGATCGAGGCCAGCACCAGAGAACCGACATTCTTAAACACGTCGATGTCAACACGCGCAGCGTTTGCGATATCAATGCAATCAATGTGGAAGTAGGACATTGCGGCGACTCCATTTGCCGTTTCAATATGATCTATATAATGCATATTAGGCGCTAGTGTCAACGCCTAATGTAAGATTTTCTGACTAGGCAAGCCAATATTTGGCGCCCGTCGCTGTGACAATGCGCTGGCTATCTGCGGCCACGATTGCAACGCCTTGCGCCTTGAGATTGGCGAGTGTCTCTTGCATGACACCACGCGACTCGCGGATAGAGCAGAACGCTGCAGCGAAAGGCGCGTTGCCGTTAGCATCTTGAAACATGACCTTGACCATTGGGTGACTCCTTATCCAATATGATCTATATAGAGCATATTGGATAAGGAGTCAAACGGCAGAGTCAGATTTTCTGACTCCGCCGCGCATGATTTTAGCGCTTGATTCCCGTGAAGAATCGCCGCTGTTTTTCCTTGTTCTTACGGGCGTTTTGACGTTCGATCTTTTTAGGCTTGAGCATTGCGCGACTCCTCCTCTGCAATGGTGATGACTTCAAAAGCGCGATTGGCAAGCGTGACCGCCATTGCAAGTTGACCGGCCATAATGCCCGCTTGCGTGGCTATACGGCGCAACGTGGCGGCATTCTCCGCCGTGTCTTCCATGCCGGTCTGATAGGTCAAACCCGCTTCCAT